GTACATTTCTCTGACTTTGTTATAGGCCAACATTTGCTTTTCAGACATACCAGCATTAGCCAGTTCTTCCATTGAGAAAGGAGTACGCTCAAACATTTCTGCTTTGAGAACACCACCTAGCTCTACCAATTCATCCCTAGACAAACCACGTAAAGCTTTCTCAGTTGGGAACACTGTCTCACGGATAGCATGTTCTGCTTGGTTCTTTAACCCCTGAACAATGCGTACAGCACCAAGAACTAAGGGACTACGACGCTTTGCCGCTTCTAAACTACCACCAGCAGAGAAGTTGATTGATGAATTAGAATCTTTACCATGAGCTAAACCAGCTTCAATTACGTCGGCTGGAGCAGGAAGCTTGGCAAATAATGTCTTACCCGTAACTTCTTCAATAAGTTTCTGTTTAGCACTGCTACCAAAATCTAATGCACCACGTTGGCCACGAGACATACCAGAATTCATTGAAGGAACTTGGGCTTGTTGGTCATGTAGAGAAACCATGTTGTTGTCATCATAGGTAACAACAGAGTCCTCTAAACCAAGCTTACTTGCTAAATTGCGAGCACGCTGTGGCGATTTCATCATTCCAGACTTAGACATGATTTGATGTTGAGCAGTTTCATACTTGTTAGGGTAGAAGAAACCATCAATGTCAAACTCATTCTTCAACATCTTAGCGAAGATTAGGTTCTCTTCTTGAGCAGAAAGGTCTTTGCCTTTTAGCTGATCCTTATAACTCTCCATGAAGTCTTCAATGTCATAAAATCCACGCTTGGTAGCCTTAGATAAGTCAAGTTTAAACTGACGTGAATCGGCAAGCTTCATGGGTTCCCAGCTACCATAGTCTCCATCAAGACGTGGGTAGTTACCTTTACGTAGTGCCACAGGATACATGGCGCTGTTCGCATCCTTAGTACCATTGTAGTCATAGCTTAGGTTACGCTCACGATAGCCCACGCGGCCGTCTTTAGAGCCCGTAGCGGCCTTTAATGTGGCAGCACCACCATACCCTGCGTGAAGCCCTTCATAGGACACTCCGCGGGGTTGGTCATTGAAAGCATCACGAGTACCATGAAGAAGAATCTTTGGACTACCGTCCATGTTGGTTTCAAACAAGCGAGCAGGGAATGCTTCACGTACCCAAGGTTGATCTGTGAGTTTAGACAGCGCACGGTTGACATTTCGGAAACCAGCTTTAAATACTTCAGGATCAATGGCACCACGTTGAGTACGACTAAGCCCACCCATTCCGTCATTCAGGACAGTGTTTACTTTATCTACCAAAGATTTTTGAGGAATGCCAGAAAGCTGAGAGATTGCTAAGTCACGGGCAGGACCAGGAGGCATAGAATCTAGAGCAGAAGTTAAAGACTTCCTTGCTCCCTGAGCTGGACCAAGTTCATCGCCCCATAAATTCATCTGTAGCGGGTCTTGGAGATTCTGTGCTTCCATAGACAAGTCAGCACGGATTGGAATACCATTCTCGTCTACACGACCATGCTCTAAAGTAGAACCATATTGAGCTGGAACATCCCCATGTGGTGTATCATCAATCAGGCGCTGGTGTGTGTACGAACCATCTGGATTGGTTTCATTCATCTGCCTTAGTTGACCAACAGACGCATCGTGTTGAGCTAAGAAATCTTCCTGAGCAGCAGCACGTTGGGCTGCCTCATTCGCAGCAATTTCTTCTTCTACAACTCGCACATTTGCATCACGGTTAGCGTAGTCTTCCGCTGTTGGCTGACGACGGTTCATTTCACGGACACGGGTATCAGCAGCAATAGGATGCTCTAAACGTAAGTCAGGAACTTCTGGTGTAAAATCTACTACAGGAGCAGCCTCTTCACGGCCCTTCTTCAAAGCATCTACTAAAGAGGGTTTAGCGGCCTTAGGGGCTTTTACAGCAAGATGTGGGGTGTAGCCACCAACAGCAGGAAATGCCTGCATAGCATGGCCCAATGCTTGTGTATACTCTTGACCCTTATCTCCACGAGGCTGAAAAGTTAAAGCACCCGAAACATCTTCAAATACTTTCTGAGGATCACGACTACCAAAAGCATTTAAGGGTGCTGTAACACCTGCTAAACCAGCAATGAACGTAGCAGGCAATCCTGTTAAGAAACTAAGACCAGCTTCTCCAACACCTTTAACCTTATCAAAATTCTCCTGCTCTTTTCCTTTTAGCCACTTATCATATGATAGTGGTGTTTGTTCATATTCAGACGTGGGTACGCCTGGAATACGAGTTTCCTTTGTTTTCCGATAGGTAAGTTTGTCTCGATATGTTTGATAACGGGCATCCTTATGCTTACTCTCTTCAGCAGGAGTAAACTGAATTTCTGGTGTGAAATCAATAGCCATTATTTTCCTTTTTCTTTGTACCCAGCAGCAAGAGCATCCTTAAGTTGTGAGCGAGGAATTGTGCCTACACGACCATCAGGGTGGGTCACCGTCACAGTATCTGATTGAACTGGTCCAGGAGTTACTGGTGCAGTAGCGGTAGCACCCTCTTTAGGTGGTAGATTTGCTACAGCAGGAACGTCAATACCAGGATTGGCAGCAGACTTGTTCTTTGCATCCTCAGCAGCACGCTGACGGGCAATGATAGCTAGTTGAGCATACTCAGCAGCAGAATCCATATCACCGTTTGCCCTAGCAGCAGCAGAAGCATTCGCGTATAGTTCGGCAGTTTGAGCAGCACTCTTAGAATTTAAGAGGGAAATGGCTAATGACTGGCGTTGTGCCTTAGCATACTTACCAGCCTCAATTCCCATTTGCTCTTTCTTTAAACCGGCCTGAGCTGTAGCATTAGCAATATCGGCTTTCATTTGCATTTGGGTAATTAGAGCCTGGGACTTACTACCGTTTGTAGTCATCTCTTCGCCTAAGTCTTGTAGACGTTGCACAAGCTGTTCACGAGGAATGAAATCCCATTCAGGATGCCAAGCTACTCCTGCTTTCTGGAACATGTCCTTAGCTGCCTGTGTACCACCAATAGGAAGCTTGGCAGCAATGGAAGCAGCATTTAAAGCAACAGTACCAGAGTCAGTAAGCTGTTGTGCAAACTGTTTCATCTTTTCGGCACCATGCTTTGCATAAAACTCAGCATGACGTTCTGGAGTGAAGAGGTCTTCTTCTTGGTTCTTGCGTTGTTCCATAGAAGAACGAGCACGCATACCTGGAAGCTGTGCAAGTCCTTGCTGATTTTGGACATCAAGCTGTTGCTCTTGTAGAGGACGCATAGCTTGGTTATGAGCAATAGAATTGGGTAGGTCCGCTAAGTTTTGTTGATCGGCACTCTGCATGTTGTCAAGCATGTTAAGTGCTGTACCAAACTTATACAGCGGAACCTGGTCTAGCTGTGCTAGAGTTTGAGGGGTAGCACTAAATTGCATTAACTACCTCCAAAGAGTTTATTACGTGGGCGAACAGTGAAGGGGTTACCACCACTAGAATCTCCTAGCGACGCATCAGTTCCTAAGGAATAAGCTTGTGGTTGCATAGGCTGTTGATATAGACTAGGAAGGAATGGAACACCATTTGAGGCTACAGGCTGTTGTTGTGCAGGAGAAAAAGCACCCATACTGTTTGCAGTAGAATAACCACTCTTCAGCATGTTAAACAAACCGCCAAGAGAACTGTTGCTCAGTTGAGCCATCATAGGCATCTGTTGTGCATCAAGTTGTGCAAGACCAGATTGTAGTTGTACAGCACGGCCAGCATAATTGCTGCGCCGACCAGCCTGAGCATCTTTACGTAAAAGCTCATTTCGTAGGTTTACTTCATAGTCATTACGACGATGATTCATTCCACGCATGAGTTGGTTGGCCATTTGACGTTGCTTGTAGCCACCATATAAACCCATCAATCCTTCACCAAAATTACCAATCTTTTTACCATCCCATTGGTTATTGGTCTTAAAATTACCAAGAAGCTTGTCAATATATGGGCTGAAGGGATTTTCCTGTGCAGAGTCATTTCTATAGCCATTTTCTTCGTAATCCATATTACCTCCTCTATAGCCGTCTAGGCCGCCGCCAATACCACCCTTAACCATGCTTTGGCCAATTTGTGTGGAATTACCACCACCAATGGCTGTAGTTGCTCCACTAGACAAAGCACCATTGATAGCACCTTTATACACAGGGTGATCAACACCCATACCACCAGCAGCATCATAACTACCTAAATAGTTATTTGCTCCTGCTAGGGCATATGCTTTAGCACCAGCTCGTAGAGCATCTTTGTCTGTCCCACCCTTTGCTTTTACTTCCGCAGGAGACAATGCCATCTCTGAATATCCACCTGTGCCATAAGCAGCAACAGCACGACCAAACATTCGTCCATGTGCTCGCTCTTGATCTTGGTCCGAGAGTTTATATCCTAATGCCCCTCTATCCCAGACAGATGGACCCTCCTGATAGAATGGGTTCCAAGACAAACCATCTGAACCAGAGCCGTCAACAACGCTCTGTATAACAGCCTCTGGCGAGCCTGGAACATCCAGCATTGCCTTCCAAGGATCAGAGAAAAAATTGCTAAGCCATCCCATATATATCCTTTATGTCCAGGTTGGAATATAACGAGTTACCCCGTTATCATCAATTTTAAGCCATTTAGTGGGGTTACCGGCTGTAGGAGCATTGGTTAATGTACCTGCCGCAGCACCAGCCCCGTTAGCTGTGGGCTGTGCCCAAGTTACAGCACTAGACTCTACTTTAACTGCATCGGTAATTCCATAGCCAGCAAGAGTAGTCGGCTTACCAGTAATAGAAGCCCAGGTGACCGTACCAGCCTCGTTGATAACTGTTCTAACTTTTTGATACCAATCGGACCAAGCGTATGATCCAAATGGACTACCTACAGGAGCCGGTGGAAGAATGTCAGCCATTTAGTAACTTGGATACCATTTACTAGTACCTGCATCATAGAACATCGTTAAAGCCTTTCCAACTACTGCCGTAGAAGCCAGAGCAATGTTGCCCGCTGTAGTAGTTGTAAAGATGCCTGTCGGAATGAGAGTTAAAGAACCACCAGTGCTGGTGAATGCTGTAGGAACAGTTAGTGTAGCTATGGCGGCAGTACCAGACACAAAAGTAATAGGACTGACCGGAGCAACGGTTGCTGCACTTGCAAGAGTAGATGCTGTAGAATAAGTCCCCACAATACCATGATGTAAGCCACTATCAGTGAAACTACAAATGACGCTCGATGCGTCACTCTTCATTACCTGTAAACCACCACCAACTTCTGCCCGTAAGAATGGTTGTACTGTTTCAACACTGCTACCGTTAGTTGGAGTCAGACGTAGCTGTGAAGATTTAGAGACGCCGTTAGCTTTACCATGGAAAGTGTATGTACCACCACCCGGATCAGTTACTGCAACCTTATGGTTAAATGTATCTCCATATGATCCGAAAGGACCTACACCCCACCGACCATATTGGTCTACACCAAACACTGTTCGGTCTGACGTATCAATCCAAGTCCAACTACCTACAGTGCCAGAGGTATGTACCGGCTCTGAGCCGCCAGAGGCAATTGCTGCTGTACTTACATAAAATTGAGATGCACTATTCGCACGTACTACACCAGCAGCCCCAATAGTTTCTGTTGACGACCAATACTCATACTCTCCTTCAAGAGCTGACCAAGGAGCCAGAGAGCGCATAGTTAATACCCAGAAATCACTACCAGTGTCGTTGGTAAACTGTAGAATGGAACCGCCACGGAAGCCTTGTTTGCCAGCCACTCCATTTTGAAACTGACCAGCATTCCAAATGATAGAGCCTTTGCGCTCATCAGCGGAAGTAGTGCCAGCAGTACCAAAGTTATTCAAAGCAATAATGGCGTGATGTCCACTATCAATACTCCAATGAGTATCGTCTTCAGCAATGTCTTTAGAAACAATGCCGATATGCTTTGTGGTTTCTGTTACCGAGTCATGGTCGTTGATAGCAGATAAATCAAATAGGACAACATCTGTGGGCATTGATCCAATTACTGTTGTACGATTGTACTTAGTGTTCGGTGGAATGATTACAACCTTAGCGCCACCATTGGAGGCAGCTAGGACGTTTGTTGTATTGTCTGTCGTACCATCTGCTACCGTACCATACTTGGACGAAAGTTCGACACCCTTATAGGCCAGGGTATTTACGTCATTCAACCAGTCAGAAGTAATTACTGTACCAGCACTAAAAGTTGTATCGCTCATTTAAACTCCATATACATTAAGATCAAGTTCCAGTCCAGACATAAAGAATGGATAGTTGTCTGCATACTCTATGCGAAAACTACGTGCGCGGAATCGACCACATCTAGAAATAAAAGGAGAGGAACTGAACACGTTAATGTTCTTAGGTGTTGTCGAACCGCCATCTCCCCAGTCGTTGTCACTCCAGTAAATTGATGCATTGCTTGTACCAACATAGTTGTGCATGGAGCACATCAGCATTAGTCGATGACATACTTTCCAATTCATGGTATCAAAGTTGTTGTCTTCTGTTGTGTAGCGACAAGTGAAATTAGTGCCAAAATCCTGATAGGTGTTGGGAGACATCAGAGAGATGTAAGATTGTCCAGCAATACCGACATACATGCCACCGTTAAACATGGCCCAGGTGGCTTCAACCTTTAACCCAGTACCATCACTACCTTTCCATTCATACCAAATCTTTGATTCTAAGTCATAAACCCAAGTAGTTTGGGTTGTAACTAAGACATAGAAAGAATGTCCTTTTGTCGAGAGAATGTAACCATCAGCATTTAGGGTTACACCAGATTTAGCATTGTCAGTAGTAGAAAAAGCTTGAATAGTTCGTTCAACAACAGGAGTAGAAACTCGTTCGACCTTAAAGTTCTCTACCTTAAATACACCGACGTTTTGCCTATCATCTTGTCCCACAAAATACACAACGTCGTCAGATTGTGTACCACCAGTGATGTATCCTACGTTACGGATAGGGGAATCATACCGACTCAGAGGACTCGGCGTTGCTGCTGCATCCCAAAAGTATTCAATAGAGCTAGACCCAAAACACACAACGTAGTTCTTAATACGGAACAGACGAATACCTTTGTCACTAGCAAGTTCAGCATTAACCTTGGCTCCTGCTGTCCAAGCAAAAGGATCACCCACATCGCTGTTCCAAATCTCTTCTGTACCAGACTTGATAAGAAAGATGTACCCGTCAATAGTTACAGGATATGGTTGATGTGGGGATGGTAGGGCTTCGTCGGTAACCTCTGTACAAGTAACTGTGGCATAATCATCTACCCACAAATCTGTACCATCTGAGAACACAATGTACCGAACACTAGTTGTGGCATTACGAAACGCTGTAAACCCAACATAACCAGAGCTAGTCACAAGTGTGGCTACAGTACGAATAGTAGTTCCAACGTCTGGACTTACAGAATAAACCTTGTTGTTGACAGCCCAATAAAAGGTATTGCTTTCTGTGTCATTAAAGTAGCCGCGAAGCACATCGGAGCTGGAAGCTTTCGATAAAGAATATGCTGTAGCTGATAGGCCATCTCGCTTCATCAAGCGGACAATACGTTCCTTGTTCTCCTGAGACATGCGATCATAGTACATATTCACAATCTGCAAATCTCGTTCATCTGTCAGATCACCTGACCGAAATCCAGGCTCTCCGTCAAACTTAATCTTTACAGTTTTGTATGTTTGAAATTGTGGAGAGTTACTATAAGCCATTAGAAATATTTCTCAGGTTGAATAAACAATGAACCACCTTCATCACCCCAACTAGATGCTTGTGCCCAATAGCCTTGAGCTTCAGTTTTAAGTTGTTGACGATCTGGTAGAGGTAGTCCATATTCAGGAGCAAGCATTAATGCTGTCTGGTAAATAATGGCTGCTGTCCAATAGGCAGGGAAGTCTAGGGTTTCACCAGCCGCCGTAAACCCATCAAATTCTTTCTGATAAACAATCTGTAGGGTTTTAGTTGACACTGTTGAGCTGTCACTGGTTAGCGGCCAGATAGATACCTCTGCTCCCTGAATGTTTGGGTTCCATGTCCAATGGACCGGAATGCCTACAGAGCCACGAGGGAGTCGCATAAAGTCATACAAACTCTTATTTACTAGTTCATATTGCACACCACCACTATCTCGAATATACACTGTAGTAATCTTTACTGCATCGCTAATTGTGTAGACTTGAGAGGTTGTTGACGGTGTTACCTGAAAAGTAGTACGTTTCCAAAGAGGCATACCATCGAGGCATACCATCTGCTTGCCAAGCCTTAACTAAAAGATTGAGGGCAAAAACAGCCTCAGTGTATTGATCTGCTGTGG